GTTCTGAAGGATACCGAGCGGGCGGTCTGCGGTGGTGCCGCAAATCGTGGCAACCGGACCACCGGCACCGAACGAAGCACTCGTGAACGACAGGGCTGCGGTCGTGCCGCTAGCGATGGTGTTCAGGGTGATCGAACCGGCAGCGGGGTTGATTGAGGTCACGACTGCGCCAAGGAGGCCGACAGCGTTCGTGGTCACGATGGAACCGGGCACCAAGCCAGCCGGGAAGGTGGCACCACCGGTGGTGAAGCCGGTCACAACTGCCGAGTTGCTAGCGATGGCGAGGCCGGAGCCAACCACGACGGACGATCCCAACTTGACGAAGCAGAACTGCGTCGCAGCGGTGAGGGTCGTGTCCGCAGTCAACGTCAACTTGACGGCATATGGATTTTGCTCGAAAGCCATTTTCTAGCGTCCCTTCTCTGAGAGGTAGGTGGAGTAGAGGTCGGGGTTCGCCTGAGCGACGGCCATGAGCGCAGCCTCGAACGATGGGGAGGTGCCGTTGGCAACTGCGGCCTTGGCGAGGTTCTCCATCTTGGAGTAAGCGTCGTTGGTCGGCGCAGGAGCGTCGGTTCCAACCTCAGTGAAAACTGCGTTCGTCTCAGCGACGGCGTTCGCACTGTCGAGAGCCTTCACGACCTCGTTAGCGAGAACAGCGTCAGCCTCGGAGAGACGACGGAGGGCGGGGCCAACGACCGTGGGGTCGATGGTCAGGTGCGACCACTGAGCGGCCTTCATGACGGCAGCCTCATCGGCACGAGCCTCACGCTCGGCAATGAGAGCCTGCTCGGAAGCCGCAGCCTTGCGAAGCGCAGCCTCGGCGTTGGCCGAAGCGTCGTCAAGCATCTTGCGGATGCTTGCAGGCATCGCCTTCAGGATTTCAGCCTCGCTCGCAGCCTCCGGGATGATGACGACCTCAGGGGTGGTCACCTCGGGGGTGAAAGACATAGTTTCCTCCTTGGAAACGGGGGTGGGGACTTCCAAAACGGCGGGAGCCGCTTCGGACGACTTGACGATTTCACCATCTTGGAAAACATTGGTGTAGGTGATCTCGATGGTCGAAGGCGTATCAAACGACTTCTCCACAACGGGGGCTTCCTCCAACGCTTCCTCGATGATTTCACCATCAGGTCGCAGTTCGTCAAGAACTGAGGTCACATCAGAGGGGGTGGCCGACTTCATGACTACCCAACCATCGTGGCGATGCGCCGGGTGATCTACACCCGACGTTTCCTTGATGTTCAGGCGAACCAACTTTCGGGCCACGCCATCTCCTCGCAACTTGCGCCAATAGCAGGTGCTATTGGTCTTGACTTCCACAAGCGTAAAGCGTGTTTTGGAAACGTCAAGTAATACAGCGTGGTCGCTGTGCGCTGCGGGGATTTTCCGGTTTAGAACACGGAGTAGTTGTCCTCGTTACACCGTTGCTGGAATGAGCACCAGCCACAGAGCACGGAGGGTTGAGCGGGGAAATGCGAGGTGGCATACGCCTTTTCGATGGCAGCCCACACCGCAGTCACACGCTTCTCGGCGGCAACAATGTCCGCTTGGGTCACTGCCTTTTCGATGACGGCACCGGTCTTGACGTAGAGCAGCCTGATCCGGCTCGGACGCTCGCCTAACACTTTTTCTGCGAGGTAGGCGTAAACCTGACTAGGTTGCAACGCCTTGGAGCGATACTGACCCTGCGGCACTTTGCCGGTCTTGTAGTCCACGATGCCGAGAGAGCCGTCGGCTTCACGGTCGAAGCGGTCGATGATGCCACGCAGTCCCCAGCCGCCCATGTCCCAGTCTAAACGACGTTCAGTGCCGACGAGGTTGATGCTCGGGGCATCTTCCATTTCGTGATAGGTGCGGATCAACTTCGTGATTTCGGCAGCGTATTTCTGCACGGCGATTTCGTCGAAGCCCAACTCCTCGACCACATCGGGGGTCATGAAGGTCGGATACATCTCACGGAAGGTTTGCAGGGTCACATCGAGGGTGCGATTTTCCTGCGGTTGGTCACGGAACACGGCTTCGAGGATGGCATGGAAGATCGTGCCTCGGTAAGCGTCCACGCCCTTCTTCTCGGGCAGCCTCTCCACGCTTACATACTGATACTGCCGTGGGCAAGTGATGAACTGGCTCACCCGACTAGGTGATACGCCGTCCGGCTTTTCGCCTAGATAAACAGGGGTGGAGGCCATCTACCCACCATAGCAGATGGGTGTGACGCTTACAGGGAAATCGGACCGTTGTAGCGTCGAGCCTTGCGAATGATGCGGTTCAACTTTTCAGCCAACTTCATTGCGGCATCTCGGTCACGGGCGAAGATGGAGAAATCCTGAATGGGGTAGATGACCCCGCCCATGTTTTCCTTGCGGATTACACGCAACTCACCCTCGGACTTTTGGTTCCCCCACACGACATACTCGTAGGGTCCGTCTTTTGCGCTCAGGGTGTTGAAGCCGCCGTCCTTCCAAACAAGACGGCGAGCCATCAGATAGAACCCTCGGCATACTGGACGAGGTGGGTCAGAGGCTCAACGCCTTCCAACTTGCGCTCAGCGTCGGCGATGCGAGCCTTCAGCGCACTATTTTCCACCTTCAGCAGCGCAAGAGCATCCGCTTGGTTCATCGCAGTATGGATCAAGGTGTGAATGTCCGCCGTGTTCGGCATTTCCACCGTAGCAAGATCGTGTGCGATCTTTTCCACAAGTTCGTTCAGGGTCATAGCAGTCCTTCCCATAGCAGGGTTGCCTAGCCATAGGTTAGCACACTCTAGTTGGGTTAGGGCATTTCACCCATGTATCGAGGGCAGGCTGCTTTATTGTTCCAGTCTGGGTAGTATTCGACGGCAGTGCGGCGGCAGCAATACAAGCACTCAATCAGGGCTTCTCCCGTGTCCACGAAATCACGATTTGTAATGCGCCAGTCGTGGTTGCAGATTTCGGGATCAACGCCGTTCACCACGATCAGGGTGCGGCGGTAGGGGTCACGCTGGATACGCCCCTTGATCTCCAACTCCAATAGGCAGTTGTGAACGGTTGCGGTGGATTTCACCCCAAGTGCCTTTTGGATATCTCGGATCGAGGGCGGAAAGTTGAGTTCTCGCCAATGCCAAGCGATGTAGCGACACACTTCATCGCCAATGCGGTCTGAGACGGCGGGCTGTGGCATAAAGCGATGATAACAGGTGCGAGAGGCTGCTATAGTGATTTCGCCTCGGTTCGGCGGACCGTCCGCCAAGCCCTATGAAGCCGAGGTGCAGCAAAGCAACACCTGTAGTTTCACCACAAAGCATTGACGAGGCGGCCTTTCCAACGGGTCGCCTCGTCGCTTTTGGTTAGAATGGCTCGATCATTTCCTTAGCCACTTGTTCGAGGAACTGCTGGCTGAACGCCTCCACATCGGGCTTTTCACCTTTGGTGTGCGCCCAGAGACGACCGACGGCTGTTTGGTAAGCCAAAGCGTAAAAGGCAAGTTCGCCCTTGACTTGTTCCAAATCATCGGTCAGGCAGACGATTTTCTGCCGCTGCTCATCGAGTTCATCGTCCAAGCGTTCGTTGAGGTGCTGGCAGGTGGCGAGGTAGCCCTCTAGGTTCTCGTTCTGACGGATCAGTTCCCGCTTCTTCATCGAAACGCCTCAGGGAGATGCTGATAGGTCGCAGGGATTTTCCCGCTGTATCCGGCTCCGTTGTATTCGTGCGTGAACTGGAAGCGGGCGGGGCAGTGCAGGCAGGTCACCCACACCTTAGAACTAACCGCCATGAGTTGCCACTTGTGCATCTTGCAGTCTTTGGCGTTTGTCGCCATGTGTCCTCCTTATGGATTTCACGACACTACACGATTACTACTGCAACCAGTCTTTCGGGCTGCCGAGGCGGACGACGTGGTAGCAGATTTCCTCGTCCTCATCCAAAAGTGCTTCCTCGGCGGGGCTGAGCGGCGGGCACGAGTGGAACGCACAATACTGATCGGTGCAGAACCCAGAGTCAATGCCGAGTTGCAGCCATTCCTCGAACGTCATTCGATTACCTCCACTTGGTAGAACATTGGATTTTCACCGTCATGCACGATGCGCTCCGCCAACCACGTACTACGAGGTGGTGGTTGTCGAGATACTCCGCTCGCTCCGCAGCGTTCATGCACCCTCCTTGGTCAGGTGACCCTAGGGTATCGCAGAACTAACGGGTGGTAAAGTCCAAAGGCCGAGGTTCTCGCATCGAAGAAGAGCCTCTGCTGGAACCGCTACACGGTTCTGGTCGCCGTTGTAGGAGATGCCTGCGTCCCAGAGGTCTGCTGCGTATCCTCCCCCTAGGAGACGAACCTTACTGAAATCCCTATTGGCGGGGTCTCCGCATAGCGGGGAGCACGCACAACTGTATGAGGTGGCGAGTTTCGACTCTGCCCAAAGAACGAGCCGGTTCACCTCGGCATCTTTGCGATCAACGGGCATCGACTTCGCAGTTCGCCGCCACTTGATTTCCACCTCCGTAGTTCCCCTCAGTGCGTCGGGGAGTTCGGAGGCGTAGCGGTTGTGCTGCCCTAGCGGCCAGACGGCGGCGTAGCAATAGGCTCCAATGATGCGACTCACGCCGATTTCCACCACCGCAGCGTGGATATTCGCTAGCAGGTTCGAGTCCATAAGGCGGGTTTTGTCGTAGGAGTGGCGGTCGGACTTCTCGATGTTCTCACTAGTGCGCCCTGTTCCCACTCGTTGCGCCAACTCATCCTCCCAAGGGAAGAGGGTGGTGGAACGCCCTGAGGCTTGTAGATCGCTCAGACCTGCCACGTGTCCTCCGGTGGTGTGCCGATGAAGGCGGGTGTGGCGGTTGTGACTCGGCACCACTGGTCTTGGGTGGCGAGGTGTAGCCAAACCGTTCCCGTCTTGCCGATACGAGTCCCGCAGTGCTCGCAGGTGGCTCGAACGGTGTCCATGTTGGGATGGAAGTTGAAGGTCATTTCACTACCTCTACCTCGTTGAACAGGGGGTTTGCGTCCTTGATACGGTGCTGTGCGATGTTTGCGTACTCGGGGTTGAGTTCACTGCCGACAAAGTTGCGCCCATTACGCAGAGCGACGACGGCGACAGTGCCACTACCGGTGAACGGATCAAGAACGGTGTCACCTTCTTGGCTGCCAGCCAAGATGCAGGGTTCTACAAGTGCCTCTGGCATTACTGCGAAGTGTGCGCCCCGAAAGGGTTTGGTGGCAATCGTCCACACGTCACGGCGGTTCACGTTGCCTTGCTTGTATTCGTAAGTCCTTCCCCACTGTTCGTTCCCATTTCGATAGTTTGGGTCAGTCGGTTCGGGCTTATAATCTCGCCCTTTTTGCCCGCCGAAACTTGCTGGCCCTCGGCTTTTCGTGCTTTCAGCAGGTGGCACTTTGATCGCCTCGTGGTCGTAGTAATACCGAGGCGACTTGGTGAGCAGAAACAGATACTCATGGCTCTTGGTGGGTCGGTCGGTCACGCTCTCTGGCATCGGGTTCGGCTTTGCCCAGATGATGTCGCTGCGCAAATACCAACCGTCTTGCTGAAGTGCAAACGCTACTCGCCAAGGTATGCCCATCAAATCCTTTGGCTTCACGCCAGCATTCTCTAGCCATTCAGGGCGATTGCGGACATTGGTGATGTGCTGCCCACCGGCTTGAGATACGCCGGTCTTGTTGTAGTTTCCACCACCACCGCCAGCATAACTATCCCCCAAGT